CCCAATTAACTCTAAACGTACGACATCCAAGCTTAATAATTTCCTGTTTATATACTGTCCAGTCACCGCTTCGAACATCTATAGAATCAACAGCGTAACAGTCACGTATTAAACGCTTAACCTCGCATTCTGTTAACCATTCATTATTATCAATTTTTCTTAAAATTTCTTTTTCAAAATCATTAATCGTTTTATTTGTCATGCTCGTTCTCCAGTTGTTTTAAATTCTCAACAATTTGTTGCTGTATTTTTTCAATTTGCATCTTTAATCTAAAATTCACTGCTTGCGTAGCGTTGTTCAAACTCGAATGTAATAAATAGCTCTTTTTATTAATTCTCGTATTGTCACAATAAACACTATTTTCAGTTATTTTTGCAATTGTGAGGGTTTGTGGTTTTAATGCACTTTCGAGCGTAAACCAAATAACATCCCCCGACTTTAAATTTTTCCACTCTTCATCTGTAATCATAATCACCCCTCAGGTAGCGGTATCTCATCTGCATAAATCCAGTGAGTTATTTCATCGTTATCATGCTCAGACCATTCGCCAACATAATCATCTATCCACTCATCGAATTCAGCGTGTTCGTCATACCAGTCATATGTTGTTGACTCGCATAATTCACCACAATTATTTAAAAACCTAATACGTACTATACACAGCTTTTGAGCAATGCCGTTTTCTTTTTCTGGCACGTTATCTGGATATTTACGCCAGTTTAATTTAGTCATTATTTACTCCTAAATATTGATTCAATTTATGAATTCATAACGTTTTTAAAAATACACGACAGGAACTTGAATTACTTTAAGTTTCCCAAATGTTTCTTCAGGTATTTCCATCATTTTTTCAGCGACATATTTAAACTCATGTGCGAGATATCCGCATTGAGTTCTAATTGCATCATTATTTTCATTAACAACAAAAAACCAATTTATGCGCACCTTATTTGAGTTTTTCGGGGTTGTTAACTTTTTGAGATTTATACACTTAAAATTTAATCTATGCATTTTAAACCTCGCTTATAATTAACAATTACATTTCCACATTTGAACGGCACAATCAGAATTAAACAAGTATCAAAATTACAGTTATTGATCGACTTTTCACCGTTCGGCAATAAATACTGATAACGACCGTCGGGAACATAAATAATACAGTTTTGTCCGTGTACGTTATCACTCCACGCTTTTGTTGCAGGAGTGTATGGCAGGACCATTAACACTTGCTGACTCCATTTGTTAACTTGTTCTACTGCTTTTTGGAAAAACTCCCATTTCCGTGAAAAAGGAGGGTTGCAAAATGAGGTGATACTTGGGTTACTAGCTAAAAACCATAAATTACTCTCTAACGCATTGTTAGATTCAGTTATATAACAAGTTGCGCTATTTATTTTCACATCTTCACTTGAGCAACATACATCAGTACCAAAGCCTTTTATGTTAAGCAGTGTTAACGCATCATTGATTAATAATTCTGACGTTCGCCAGTAATCTTTATTCTGCTTCTCTGTTTGTGATTTGTTTAGAATAGCCATTTTAAAACTCTCTGATGTAGTGATTTGGGTGGGTGTCACTCTGTCGCCAACGGCGTGACTACCGTCATGTCAAACAATACGGCTTGTATATTTCAAATTAGCGGGCTAACTGCAATTGCGGACAGTGTCTCTGCTAACACTAATCATCAACGCATATACTAGACGTTATTTTTTAGCTTGCTGTTATACCTAGTTTTTTATTTAAGTTTTCAACGACAACGGCAGGTAAATTGGTTTTTGTGATATCCACTTGTATACCGTCTAAAAAGTTGACGGATTCGGGCCATATTTCTTGTAATTTTTTGAGAGTTGCACAACTATTTAAAATAGCCATAATTTCATGCTTTAAATCATTTTTTTGTTTTTCTGAGTTTTCGATCTGGTTCTGTAATGATAAAAAACGTTTTGAAAACTCATGATCTGCAGTGTACATTGGGCTCTTTTTTAATGTGTAAAAAATACGAATTGGCGGCAGTATTAGATATGCTCTTAACCCGTTAAAATAACATCCCAAGCCATCGCAAGAGTAAAAAACACCAAGATAATCAAATGGTAACTCATTAGCGCGGGCTCTTATCTCATCCGCTTCTTTGAGTTGCTCAGCAGTTACGTTATCGTTATAAACATCAAGAGCTAATTTAGATAAATTTTCATTTGCTATTTCTAGCTCTTTAGTCACTGGTGATTGTTCAATTGCATTTTTACAAATTTGCTCTTTGATAGTTTTAGTTAATCTTGTCATAATTTTTTCCTTTTAATAAAAACCGTCACTTGGACGGTTATTTGATTAATTCAGGGATATAATTTTTTACAAAACAAATAAAGGAGGACGCCATATTGCGCACATCCAAATCAATCCCCTCATAACGATAAAATGAAACTGGTAGGAATGTTTTAATTAGATAGACATCTTGATTAGCTGGTTTATAGCTTTGGAATAGATTGTAAGTGAACTTATCACAATCAAACCAATCAAGATAGCATCGCCATTGCATGCTATCGATATAGTTTTCGGCATTAAGCTGTGATGTTAATTTATGGTCAAAGATTTCATTAACCTTAATAGCATCAACCACACCAACAAATGTAACAAGCTCACCGTCAATAACGGTTTGTTTTTCTAGTTTAAATTCCTTAGCTTCTGGTAAAGCAATTTCGCAGTCTAAACCCGATAAATCAAACTTAAATCCGTCCTGTTCTACAATAGCTAGCTCATCATTATATTTAGCGGTTTCAAGCACCTTGTGAAATGCCAAACCTGCCCGCATTGCTTCAGTCGGCGGAGTTCGTTTTAATAAAAAATCAATCATATTGTCAATGGTTGATTCATCATTCAACAACCATCGACGATACGATTCTAGTTGTGTAGCCGATATTCTTATCATGCGGCAACCTCGAATAACTTATTTTCTTTGTTGAAAACAAGACCTTTTGATGTTGCAACATCAATCAGTATTTTTTTATCCAGAGGCTTGGATTGCTTCATTTCTTCTAGTTGAGAGTTAAACTCATCAACATCATTCAATGTAAACAAATGCGCCTTTAACTTTTCAAGACGCTCATTTTCAGCTTTTGCTTGTTCGGATTTTTCATTGAGTTTATCTTTGATACGTGTGATTACATCTTCTAAAAAATTAGGAGCTTCCACAAAATTAGGAATTACAATTACTTCCAACTGTGCTGGATTTTTACCAAACCCTGATGAACTTGGGTTAAAATCTAAAATTCGATTACGTTTATCATTAATTTTAATTCTCCCCATTACGTCAGCGACTTTATATATTTCGTTCTTCGATCCACCCTGTATATCAAGGCGTTCCACAATATCTTCGCCACTTTTTTGCTCATCCATATGTGCAAGCAAAATAACATCTTTACCAAACGAGTTAAGCAATTTTAACCAGCCTATAAAACTGGCTTTTAAAGCACCAAAACCCTGTAAAGATAGTTGCCCACCATAACCTTTAAACTTAGGGTTACCTTTTATTAAATGCGCTTGTAACGCATCTAATGCTCTTCCTGCCGTATCAATAACAATTGTATCGTAGGGCATTAAATCTTGTTCTGTAACACTTTCAACATCATCCCATTCCTGTATGTCCACAACATCTTTTCTAAATTGTGAACGGTACGCTCCTTTGTCAAAATCAAATAATAACGGTTTTTTGGCTGTAAACGCTGTTGATGTTTTTCCCAATCCTGGTTGGGCATATAAGCAGATAGTTAGATTGCTTACTTCAATTGGTTGTTCTGCCTTAATAATTTTTAGAGCCATGTATCACCTCATTTAAATGCGTGTCGCTTTCTTGTTTTTGAACTTGTAAATTAGCTAGTTCCGTTAAATCAACTCTGTACGCTTCTGCTATATCAATAATCATTCTTGATTGAATTGGTAGCGAGCTATATATTTCTTCCCACGTCATTATCTTTACTCCGCTGCTACTTCTAACATCCATCTAATTAGCCCAAACAGCCCTCCTAATGTCAAAATGTAGGTACAAAAAAGGGCGTACATTTGCTCGCCCCTGTTTAGTTTGTAATTTAGTCTGAATCGGTCTGTGTTATGCACATTACAGCCGACGTAATCAATCGGTATTGTGTTCATTTAGACGTCCTCAGGTCGTTTTGTGAGTGACAACCTCCAATTGATACCGTCGGTGTTTATTGCTAAAATACTGTCGCAACCATCCCACCCATCACTATCAATCCACTCATATCTAAACTTGTGAATAGAAGGTTTGCTGTCGAAAAAATATACATAACCATTACCCCCCAATACTGCCCATTTCCATTCTTCAGCAATCATCGCCCACATTTCTCGAGAAATTGGTAAAGGTGTTAATTTTTCCATTATTTACTCCTTATAATCGTTAACTACTTGCTAATTCTGTAAAAAAGCCCGCTACTAAATTCACGGGCAAACGGACTTGCATGTACTCGTCTTTCCGAGTTGTCAAAATTCGTTAGCTTAATAAAATGATTTTTTATTTTTTTCATTAAAAATAAATTCAGCTTTTTCATAACATATGAGTTTTAATGCTTTTTGAACTGAATCAGTGTCAACATCATCCCAACCAAACGCTTTCATTATTTTTTCTTCAATTTCTAGATAATCACTATCGCTGAGCTTGTCATAAAGCTCGTTTGATTGAGCTTTAATTTCTGCTTCTTTAGTGTCTTGTATTTCGACATCGCTTATCATTTTGCAATATGCTCTTCCGTAACCGTTCTCTACAGCTCTATGTAATTGCATTTTTACATCCTTACTGGCATTAGGATTGCTATTGCTTCTTGATTCCAAAACTCAAAAACAGCAGGCTCATCACTGTTCATCGGCATGAATATTTTTACTGCAGGGAATTTTGGACTGATTATTTTTCCGACTTTTAATATGTCACTGAGATATTCAGTATTAAAACCGATGACAGACGTGTGTTTTTTAGTTGAAAGCTTAGGTATTATCTTTTTATAATCAGGATAAACCCCGTCAACAACCTCAATTAACCCAACTGATAAAGTTTCATCTTTTTCTGATTTGTAAAAGATTAGTCCTTTTTGTGTGTTTATTTCTGCATAATAAAATTTTGTTGGGATTTTATCTTTTATTGATATGATTACACCTGCCTTTATTTTACTCAAATGCTTTCCAACAAAAAGCTTATGCCCGTTTGTTGCTGCTAATGTTCCGTCCTTGTCAAAGAAAAGTCCATTTAAATAGTATCTTACGTCTTGATACGCTCTAAACAATTGAGCCGACAATAATTGAGCTTTTTCAACTTTGATAATCATCTTTTTATCTCCTTTTACCTCAAACTCAAGCGCACTCTATGAATGCGCTTTGATTTGAAATTAAATAGCAACCTATTTATTAAAGAACTTGATGGCTAGTCGATCTCTGTCCGAGGCTAGGAGTGATTAAGTCGCTCACCCGATGCGTACTGCTGTGATTGCTATCAAAACCGCTGTACTTTCATATGCCTCAGCTAGCTACTTGAATCCCACTTAACTAATTAAGTAACTCTCGGTATTGCTTAATTGCTTTGTTAAGTTGATTTGTTTTGATGTGATAATAATAACTTTTGTTATCAAACTTGTCAATAACAAAAGTTATCAAAGTTTAAATAAAAGTTATCGTTTGCTTGTTTTTTGAACGATGCGACACTTTAAAATTGTGCTGGGGAATTTTAGGCGTGAAAAAACCCGCATAAGCGGGCGGGGTTAGTTGTTTAAATATGTTAATTATAATTCTTCATTTGTGTACCAGCGGCATTAAATATATGGTCGTAATACGTTGACATATCTTCCATGCTATTAATGTTGTATATTGAGTCCGCATAACTATCTATAAGATTTAATTGTGGTATTAATTTTTTATCTTGTTGACTGTCAACGCTAGCGTAAATTACAAATGAATTAACATTTCCAGATAATATGCTTTTGGCTTTCGAGATTGTTATAGCTTTCAAGGCTGATTCCCCTGTTTTTTGTTTGTTATTGTCAGTTCTTAAATCAAGAGTTTCAGTTAAGTGGTAAGCGCCATTTTTGAGCAATAATTCAGCATATATACCTTCACCTTCAGCTATTGGATAATTTGTTACTACTCTATGGTTTGAAATATCAGATAGGTCTCTTCCTAAAATGCCGGCTTTATCAAATATATTCTTTAATTGTGTGATAATTCTTTTATTTTGAGTGTTCCTTTTTTGTAATCGGGGCGACGTGACGTATTTTTCAAACAAAATATCAACTTGTTTTTCATAGGTCATACTTTCCCTTAAAGTAAACATTCCTGGGCTTGATATAACTATTGAACCAGAGAATAGCTTATAGAAATTTTCAGAGTCTGTGTTTAATTGATATAACCAATTAAGATCTTCTGTAAAATCTTGTAATGATTCTAACGTTAAATTTTTTGTTATGGCTTGTATTTTGTTTTTCTGTTGAAGCGTTCTAATATCTAGGCTGTCATTAAGATAAATAATAATACCAACATTAATAATCTCACCTTTAACATGATCAGGCGATAGCCTTATAATGCTATATTTATATTGATTCATTTTTTATCTCCTCTATAACCAAATCAATTTTACTTAATCTAGCTGGACTTTGCCACCAATCAATTAAATTAATTTTTAACTCCTCATTAACCCACTGGCTTGGCATTTTGCTAAAAATATCTTCAATTGTACTTACATCTATTGATTTTAATTTATCTAATATTTTTAGTGCGCTTTTTGTGTATTCATCTTTTATTTCCGTTATTTTTTTTATGTAACTCCAAGAATTCGATGTGTTACAATCTGGGAACGCGCTAAGGTCTACCTCTTTTGGCCAACCTAAAACAAGTGATGATAGACTGAAGTCAAAAGCTTGAATATCAAATGAATTACTTCTATTTTCAACATACAAATAATTATTAATATGTCGATCTATATTGTAAATAAATAAATCAAAAGCATGTATGGCCCATAATTGTTTTTTAAAGTGTTCACTTGCTTTTCTTATTCTCTTTAACCAACTTGATCCATCTAAAATGGTTTTATTACAAGCTAACTCTATTCTTGAACCAAAATAGTAATTGTTATTATTTTTATCTAATAATATTTTATAGTTAGGAATAGGGAGCCCGCAAATTTCAGCTAAATTTGAACACAACCATTCAGCGGCAGGGATCTGATCTGGGTTAGGAACTGAAACATGTCCGTTGCAACCATCATGAATACCTTTTGCAGCATATTCTTGCCCATCATCAGCAATAACAAACATTTTTAAATGAGCTGTATTAGTATTAGCTGGTGCCTTGTCTATTATTTCTAAAGCAAACAACGAACTTTGTTCCATAGTTATTCCTTACCTTATTTCATTTATCTATTTTGTTATATTCAAAAACCGCTTCGGCGGTTTTGCGCAATGCTTACTTTTAAGCTGTAACATCATGGACATCAATAAATCTCGACGATTTAACAATAGCTGCTACATACATAACTGTATCAACTAAATCATCATTGATTGTAATTGGAGGATGATCTTGATTAATACTAGTGAATCGATATTCAGAATCCCGATAATACTCAAGTTTTTTTATCATATTTCTCCCATCTCGTAGTCGTACAAATACCTCATCGCCCGACGCTGGCATAACTGCAGGTTCGATAACAACAAACTCTCCAGAATTAATTCTCGGAAACATCGAATCCCCCTTAACTCGCAATCCAAACGCGCTGGGATCGTCACTATAAAATTTTAAATACCCATTTAAAGATTCGTCCATTTCAAAAGATCCATTAGCGCCCATCACAGCCTCTCCCTTAACCTTTACTACTCCGTTTTTAACTGTACCTATAAATTCAAATCGTTGATCCTCCAGCCCTGAATCCCCGTTTCCTGATGATAGCCACTCTAAATTCACCTGTAGAGCCTGAGCTAACTCAGATATTTTTCGAAAACTTTTTGATTCACCAGCCACTAATTTTCTGATTGCTGGCTGAGAAACATTAACAGCCCTAGCTAAATCGTGCTGTGATAAACCAGATTTATCAAATGCAATTTTAAAACGTTCATTAAATGTATTCATAGGACCTCCTTATGCCCTGATTATATAACTATTGTTATAAAAAATAAAAAAACAAATGTTATCACGCTGTTGACTAAATCAATAACTTTAGTTATCATTAATTTATTTTCAATTTAGGGGGCAAAAATGGAACCGTTAAAAAAAGCAATAACTACAGTAGGAGGGCAGAGAGAATTAGCTCGAATCTGTGGAGTTAGTCAGGTGGCAGTAAGTAAATGGCTGAATGGCGTCAGTAAAATCGGAGAGGACAAGGCGATTTTGCTGGAGCATGCGCTGAACGGGTTAGTAACGTGTGAGGAGCTTCGCCCTGATGTCAACTGGTCAGTAATTCGAGGGCGATCATGAGTACATTGAACGATGAAAACACACGCAGCCAATGCACAAAAATATTAAACCATTTGCAAAGAGGTAAGACCATTAATCCATTACAAGCATTGAATCAATATGATTGCTTTAGGCTAGGTGCGCGTATTTATGACTTAAAAAAACGTGGTCATTCAATAGATAGCCGCATGGTAAAAAGCCGAAACGGCAAGAAATATGCTGAATATTCGATGAGGGTTAATTGATGAATAAGTTTATATCTAACTCATTTCAAGTTCCCAACGCTGTTATTGATGAATTAATGGCTGATATGTCAGCTAATGCGTTACGTTGTTATTTACTGATTACTCGCAAAACCACGGGGTGGGGCAAAACAAGCGATAAAATCAGCATATCTCAATTTATGCAATATTTAGGGATAAAAGACAAGAGAACTGTTTATGCAGCTCTATCTGAATTAACAAATTTAGGTTTGATCAATGCAATTAAAAACAATGGTGAGATTACTGAATATTCACTAGTGTTGGAAACGTCAGAACCAGTGACAAAAAATGCAGGTACAAAAAATGCTACTGGTAGCAAAAAATGCATAGAACCAGTGACAAAAAATGTTACTACCACCAGTGACAAAAAATGTCACTCTACAAAAGACACTATTAAAAACAATATTACAAAAGAAAATAATATTGATTTTGATTTAGTCATGGATGCATACAACGATGCTGTAGAAAACAGATTGCCACAGATTCAAAAAATGACTACTGCAAGAAAAAACGCAGTGAAGAAATTACTCAAAGAGCTTGATCAACCAACATTCCAAAACTTGGCTAATTATTTTTATGATTTTGTGGACCAAGCACAACCATTTTACTTTGGTGAAAACGATCGAGGCTGGCGTGCTGATTTTGATTACATCATAAAACCAAGTACATACCTGAAAGTTGTGGAGGGTACGCTATGAACGTGATCCCACATGACTTAGTTGCTGAACAAGCTGTGCTTGGCTCAATGATGTTAGATTTTCAATCAGACCGCTGCCAAAAAGCAATCTATTCATTGAAGCCAGAATCATTCTACAGCAGACATCATCAAGTTATTTTTGCTGAAATGCTTGAATTAAATCGTAAAAATTACCCAATTGATCTGATTACTTTGTCAGACAGTATGGAAGCAAAAGGAACTTTGAAAGATTGCGGTGGTTTAGCTTATCTGGCTGAATTATCCAAAAATACGCCGTCGATGATCAACGTTACAGCCTATGCTGGAATCGTTCGAGATAAAGCGATAGAACGCTACACATTGCAAAAATTAAACGACTGTAGCGCTATGATTTTTGAGAAATCAAATTTATCTACTAGCGACAAAATATCAGCTATTCATGCGTTATTTACACAAATTGATGACTATAACAAAACTGGTAAAACAACTGGACTTAAGTCGTTAAAAACAATTGCTGATAAATGGACCGAAACCCTTGGACAACGATTAGAAAACGCAGATAGTGCGCGTGGCTTATCAACTGGAATCAAAGCACTGGATGAAAAATTATCGCCTAAAGGGCTTGTTCGAGGCTCGCTGTTTGTGGTTGGTGCTCGTCCAAAAATGGGTAAAACAACTTTTGAAATAAACATGGCTCGTCATTGCGCTATGAATGAGAAATTACCTGTACTGATGTTTTCGTTAGAAATGCAAGATGAACAGATGCTTGAAAACATTTTAGCTCAAGAATCAGCGGTAAATAGCAATATTTTCTATGACGGTGGACTAGGTTCTGATTCAGAGTTTGCGCGCGTTATGCATCATCTCAACGAATTATCAAACACCGATAACATTTACATTGACGACACACCTGCGATCACACTGTCGCATATCCGTTCAGAAGCTCGACGAATGGCGAGGGAAAAGGGACAAATAGGCATGATCATGGTCGATTATCTAACTCTAATGGAGAAAGAAAAAACTGGTGATGATACACGAAACGATTTGGCGTACGGAGCTATCACAAAAGGGCTTAAAGCATTGGCAAAAGAGCTTAACTGTATAGTTGTCATGCTAACACAATTAAATCGGAATCTCGAATCAAGAGCAGATAAACGACCAATACCAAGCGACAGCAGAGATACGGGACAAATTGAGCAAGATTGCGACTACTGGGTGGGTATTTATCGTGATGCTGTTTACAACGACAACGCAGATAAAAACTTAATGGAAATTAACGTTGCGTTAAACAGGCACGGGTCAGGAAATTTTACTGTTTTTGCGGGTATTAGTAATGGTCGTATTTATGAAGTGGATCAGCTCGAATCACAAGCTAGAGCAAACCCAGAACCAGTGAGGCGAGAACGCAAATATGCAAAAACAGCTAGTTAACCACTGCCCTCAGGGGCGCTATCACATGCTAGAAAAAATAGCGTACGACTATGTGAGAGCGATAAATACCGAGGGAGCTAATAAATCAAAAATTAAATTAGAACTATCTGAAAAGGTTAAAAAATATTCAGAAGAAGATAAGACAAAATTAAGGGAGTTAATACGAAAATGGCTTACAAAATAACAGCAATAATTATAAAAGACGGGCACCAACCGATAAATTGGACTCATTTTACTAATGAAGAATTAACAGTCGAACAATGCATTGAAAAGCTATCAAACGGTAAAAAGAATTCTTTTGGGTGGAAAGTAAACGAGCTAATTCAGCTTGATAATTTTGAGTGTGTGAGAGTATAAGTGATGACTAAATTAACACAGCAAGAGCTGAATTAGATGGGGGATCGGGTGATGAGTGACAACGTAAAAAATCCAAAACACTATCAAATCATCAGCGGTGTTGAATCTATCGATATTATCGCACGTTGTATGACAGTTGAGCAATTTAGCGGTTTTTGCCTCGGTAACATTCTGAAATATCGAATCAGAGCAGGTAAAAAAGATGTGTTAGAGCAAGACATTGCAAAAGCGAATGAGTACGAGAAGATTTTTGAGAGTAAAAAATGTTTATGTATTGATTGGGGAGTTACCAATGATTAAAGAATTTCGTTTAACACATGAAACAGCACGCGCTACAGCGATTAACGTAATAAATCAATTACCAGTTGATAGCGAGCATCCGCTAAGAATTGTGATTGATGAAGAAAAGCGCAGTAACGCTCAAAATCGCATGATGTGGGCTGTTTTGAATGATATTGCTAAGCAAGTGGTTTGGAATGGCGAGAAATTAATGGCAGAAGAATGGAAACATCTAATCACAGCTAACCTACACGGTCAAAAATGTGTAAAGGGTATCCAGGGCGGACTGGTGTTTATGGGGCAATCAACAAGAAAAATGAATAAAAAAGAATTTGCTGATGTAGTGACTTGTGCCGAACAGTTTGGGGCTGAAAACGGCGTTATATTTAGCGCTGATGCTCAAGAGGCAATCAAACTAGCAGAACAGTACAAAGACCAATTATCAAAGGTGGCATAATGAAGAACAAACACAAAGAACAACTGAAACGATACGATGATACAGAACAGGAATTAGAGCGAGCAATAGCAATAGTTAGAGAGCAACGCAGAGAATACATTAATCAGCATAATTTAAATAGAGTTAACAATGAGCAGACTAACTAAAGAAGCGCGCGGTAGAGAGTGCACGGTTCGATTGCCGTGTTGCAATCATAACCCAGAAACCACGGTACTAGCGCATTATCGACTAGCAGGAACGTGTGGCGTAGGTATGAAGCCGAATGATTTGCAGGGGGCTTGGGCGTGCTCAGCTTGTCATGATGAAATCGACCGCAGGACAAGAAATCATGAGTATGAATTCGTTAGATTAGCGCACGCTGAGGGTGTAATTAGAACTCAGGACACACTAATCAAAGAGGGGAAGATTAAATTATGAGACCAGCAACTTTTGCACTCGGTAGATTGAAATCTGGGCAAATGAATAAAACTGAAACTGAATACTATCAGTATCTAAAAACGCTTGAACAAGCTAACGAAATAATTTGGTTTAAATTTGAGGGCTTAAAATTCAAATTAGCAAATAACACAACATACACTCCCGATTTTGTGGTGATGAATAAAGATGGATTAATTGAATTGCACGAAGTTAAGGGGTTTTGGATGGATGACGCAAGGGTAAAAATAAAAGTGGCTGCCGACATGTATCCGTTTAAGTTTTTAGCGATAAAAAAGAAAGCGAAAAAACTAGGTGGCGGTTGGGAAATTGAAGAGTTTTAAGGATAACAAATGCTAGCAGAATATGTATACGTTGATGATGAGCCAGAAAAAATTATCAAGCAGATTAAAAGCGTGAGATTTAAAGCTGATTATGATATTACCGAGGTTTGCACACGATTCGGTAACTGGTCTAGAAAAAATTTATATTTAAAGCAAAATACACCATCTTATTATCACTCTCAACCAAAAAAAATGAAAGAGGTTTGTTCTGATGATGATGCTAAAGTAATTAATCAAGCTTTTTTGTCTATTTTAGTTTTAAGCGGTCAGCAATCAAAAGATATTTATGACACGCTTATATTATCTTATTTTGGTGAAAAGCAGGTAATTACGGATTATATAGCGACGGAGGGTTATGTAAGAAACGAATGGAAAAAGCATGCAAGTGGCATTCATGATGTGCCGTGTAAACAACTATCTAAAGGCATTAGAGTTGACAACATCTATATAGTTAAACCTCAGTCAGTACAAGATATAGCAAGAAAACTTAATACAAACTGGAATGCGGTAGACAAGCTAAAAAAAAGAGGTGAAGACTACTTGCGAGGTTATTTTGCATCTTTAAAAGTTCAGTCTGGATTTGAGTTAGAGATAGTTAAAGACAGAATTATTTAATAGCACAAAAGCGGTTTTTTAAAAAAAAATCTTGATTTCTTAAGAGCGCAGTGGTATAAAGTACCCAGACTGGAATTTTTGTATCCAAACTGTTTTTAAATAGAAGCCCGACTTTAATGAGTTGGGCTTTTTTATTCTAATTTTGTAATTTTTATATTAAACTGCGCGCTTTCTAAGCGCAGGTAATATTAAATTATGAAAAAAATAGCTTTAATTTTGGTTTTATTTTTATTATTCCCGTCGATTTCAAATGCGAAAAATTGTCGAATCGAAACGTATTCAGTGGCACCAACGCCAAAACCGAATAAATTAAAATCACTACCAACATCCGATCTAGTTACAATTAGTAATCGAAATTTTGACAATGCAAAAACTCAACTTACTAAGGTGTACAGGTCAAATCCCACGCAAACCGAATTTTATTGCGGATGTAAATTCAGTTTTAACAATAAAAAAGGTGTTGTTGATTTTAGTAAATGCGGTTATAAGTCAAGAAAAAATTTAAATAGAGCGTCTCGTATTGAGTGGGAGCATGTCATGCCAGCCGAAAATTTTGGGCGTCATCTGCAATGTTGGCGAGACGGTGGACGTAAAGCGTGTAAAAAAGATATTACTTTTAATAAAATGGCAGGCGACATGCACAACTTGCAACCAGCAATTGGCGAAGTTAACGGTGACCGTTCTAATTATAGATATTCGCAATTCACTAATCAATTTAATCAGTATGGACAATGTCAATCAGCAGTTGATTTTAAAGCTCGTAAATTCCAACCTCGTGACGAAATTAGAGGAATAATAGCGCGCACATATCTCTATATGTCTGATAAATACAAAATTAATTTATCTAATCAAGAAGAAAAGTTGATGACGGCATGGGATAAAATGTTTCCACCCAAAAAATGGGAATGTGAACGCAACAAGCTAATAGAAAAAATTCAGGGTAATGATAACAAATTTATTACAGAGCAATGTAATAAAGAAAGCCTCAATTAAGAAGCTTAGCTTGTGGAATATCTAAGCTTTTACTTTAACTCCTCGTTTTTGGTCGCTTTTTTGATTGATTTCAACTCTTGATTGCAGAAATACTTGACTAATTTAGATAAATACATTATTATCTAATTGCGTTTGAGGTAACTCACTTTCTATACGGTGATCGGGGGTAACCTTAATATTCAGTGGTGGTACACTGACCCTTTAAGGCTCTTAATTGAGCCTTAATTCTTTATAACTGCTTACGATTTAATCAAACCGCTTAATTGCGGTTTTTTTATACCCAAATTTCACGCATGTCGGCGACATTGATGTCGTCAACATCTACAGAATCGACAGCAAAGCTAGACACACACATAACTAACATTTAGCTAGTACGCTGTCACATCATTAACTAACAAGAATATTTATTATGGAAAAATACACTTCACCGATTTCCTATTTCTGGGGTGTTTTATGCACGCTTTTAGGTGCGCTTAGCTTAAATGATATTGCCATTATTGTCGGTATTATTTTATCAATAGCGACATTTATCATTAACTGGTTGTATAAACGCCGAGACTTTTATCATAAAAAAAACTTGCGAGAACAATACTATGAAAAACACAACAAGGATAGCGACGAGTGCGATTTGTAGTGTTTCAGCAATAATTGCTATTGTTCTTGCTAATTATCAGGCTGAAATCAGAACAAGCAAGGCGGGGCTTGAAATAATCGGTAACGCTGAATCATGCGCAAGAGAGCCATATTATTGTCCTGCTAATGTGTTAACAGTAGGTATCGGCTCAACGGGTAACATTCAGCAAAAAGCTTACACAGACGAGGAAATAGCGGAGCGTTGGGTTGGTGATATCAAAACTGCGGAGCGGTGTGTCAATCGCTACGCTAATGGTTTTCATTTGCCTCAACCTGTTTTTGATGCTGTGACGTCGATTACGTTTAATTGCGGTTGTTCAAACATGAAGAAATCAACGATGTATAAACATCTGAACAACGGTGATTATAAAGCAGCTTGTAATGAGTTTCCGAAATGGAATAAAGCAGGCGGTAAAGTACTGAATGGCTTAGTAATCAGGCGAGAAAAGGAGAAAGCGTTATGTCTATCTTATGCTT